GGTGGGCTCGGGCTTCTTGGGCTCGACCGAGGGGGTCGGGGTGGGCTCGGGCTTCTTGGGCTCGACCGAGGGGGTCGGGGTGGGCTCGGGCTTCGGGGTCAGGTTCGCGCCGGCGTCAACGCCGAAGCCCTGCTGCACCACCACGCAAGCGCCCTCCTTCATGGCACCACCGTCGAGCTCGACGTGGTTGAAGTACTGGCGCCCCACGACGGCTTTGTCAGGCTGGCCCTGCTCGGCGGCGAAGCGGGTGGGGTAGCGCAGCTGGTAGTTGGTGTTGTTCTGGAACGGGCCGGTCACGGTGTAGGTGGCGGAGTGTCCGTCCTCGCCGTAGGTGGCCGTGATGGTGAACTCGCCGGCGGCGGCCGCGGTGCCGAGCGTCTCATCGACGCCGCTCACGCGGCGGGACCACGTGGTGGCACCGGGCTCGTCGGTGATGAAGTTCATGCCATCGCCGAGGGTGTCGGTGAAGGTGATGGTCTGGGTGCTTCCGTCGAAGGTCTTGCCGAGCTTGGCGGCCGTCTCGTCGTTGGCGCCGAAGTCGATGCCCCAGTCAACGCGGGTGCCGCCGGCGTAGGGGTTGGAGCCCCACTTGGCGAGGGTCCACTGGCTGTCCTGCGGGCCCACGACGCCCTCGCCGTTGGGCGTGGGGACCTGCGTAACGACGCCGTTGGCGGTCATGGTCGCGGGGCCAGCGGCGAGGACCTTGGACGCGACCACGAAGGCGAACCCGGTGCCATGGAAGTCCGTGTACCCCTCGGCGCGGAGGTTGCCCACCGCGTCTCCGAAGGTGCAGGTGACGTCGTGGCTGCCCAGCTCGCAGGTGCCGATCTCGACGTCGCGGCTGGCGACCGACATGGTGAGAGGCTTGGTCTCACCGGAGCCGAGGGCAGAGAAGCTGTCCCCGAGGCCGATGGTGAAGGTGTCGCCGGGCTTCGGGTCCCCGGACCAGCTGAAGCCGAGGCGTGCGTTGGACCAGAGGGTGAGGCCGCCGTCAACGGCCGCCCCAGTGCGGTCCACCCGCTGGAGAGTCAGGTCCGACACCGTGACCCGGGGGGTCTCCTCGGCGGCGGCCGAGCCCCAAGGGAGGAGGGCAAAGATGAGGGCGATGAGGAGGGATGCTGCGACGGTCAACCGCGTCGCTGTTCTTGTAGTGCTCATGTGCTAGAGCATAAGAACGGCCCCGACACTGTGTCAAGTGCCGGGGCCGTTCAGTTATTCGTGTCGTGTGTCACTCGTCCTTCACCAGAGTCGGGGCTGAGGTGCTCAGCTTCAGCAGGTCACCCACGGCGGCGTCCAGGGCCTTGCGGCCGCCCACGGCCTTCTCCAGCTTGCTGAGCGTGGCCGGCGAGCGGGTGAACGCCTCGTCCTCACTCAGCATCCCGAAGTCCACGAGTGCCTGAGCGGCCTCCTCGGTGACCGATCGCCGAGCTCGGCCGGGCTTCAGGTGCCAGCCAGGCAGCCCCTCCTCGGTGCCTGCCTGCCGGAGCGCCTCGCGGCGAACCGCCTTGCACCAGCCCTCGACCGCCTCGACGGTGCCCATGGCCTCGGCCAGGGTGGCCGGTGAGTAGTCCACAGGGTCAGCGGTCAGCCCGGTCGCGGCGTCGAGGCCCACAGCCTCGGCGACGAACGCGGCCCGCTCGGGACACCACGGCGCCGCCGGGCAGAACAGGCACCCGCCCTCGCTGGGGACACGCGGCGCACCCTCGATCTTGGTGGCTTCGGCCGCCGCGGCCAGCTCCCTGCCCCAAGCGTGCAGCGCCTCGGCAGTCATCACCGCCGTCGATGTGTGCCCACCATCCTTGTGCCTTGGCTGGACGATGGTCATCCGCACCTCGGAGATGTCCCGCTCCAGCTCGGCATCCTGAAGGGCACCGAGGGCGTAGCACCGCAGCTGCGGGTTGTCCTCAGCCTCGACGCGCACGCCCCGGCCGAACTTCAGGTCGAGGACGTGCAGCACGCCCTTGTCCGAGATGACCACGGCGTCGGCAGTGCCGTAGACACCATCGATGACGAAGACCCGCTTCTCCAGCAGCAGCCTGGCGTGCTTGCGTCCGCCGAGCTCCTCCCAGGCATCGGACACCTTGTCAACGTAGGGCATGACGCCGGCCTTCAGCTCGTTGGCGTCGTACTTCTCTCCGTACTCGGCCTTCCACTCCTTCAAGAGCGCGCCCTGGCCCTTCAGCTCGATGCGCTCCCTCAGGAGAATCTCGGCCAGGGCGTGGGCCGCCGTGCCCTCGGCCGCCGCCTCCGACGTGGTGTCATCAACGGGGCACGCCGCGATGGCTGCGACGGACCCAGGGCAGGTCATCCACCGCTTGGCCGCTGATGGTCCGAGCGTCGCGTGCGCTGCGGGGCCCGTCACAATGCCACCACCATCGCGGTAGCGGCGGCCACGTCCTCGTCCTTCAGCTCGGTAGCCCTGGCGGCCCCGAACTCCTGAAGGACCTGCGCGACCTCGGCGCGCTTGCCAGCCTTCAGGGCGCTACGCATGGCGTCGAGCAGCGCCTCGCGGGACCCAAGCTCCCCACCTGAGGTCTGCTCCGTGGAGGGGGCGGTCTCGGTAGGGGGGACGGGGGCCGGCCCCTCGGCCTTGGGCTCTTCGGCTGGCTTGTCCTTGCGGGGGGCACGGCGCTTCGGCTTGGGCGCCCCCTCGGCCGCAGCGGGGTCGGGCTTCTCAGCCGCAGCGGGGGCGCCGGAGGAGACGAACGGGGCGAGCGCCGCGGTGATCGCGGCCAGCTCGGCGGCGTCCGAGGGGGTGACGTGCAGTGTGATCTTAGCCATCGTGGGTTCCTAACTGAGGTTGGGGTGCCAGACCTTTGCGGCCTGACACCCCAACAATATGACTGACGCTGTCGCCCTGTCAAGTTCTGTGGCTAGTGACTCATCCCCGGCTGAGCCCAGACGGACAGGCGGGCGCCTCCCCCGCGCGGGTCCCCGACCTGACCCAACGGCTCCCACCCGAGCGCCCGCATCGTGGCAGTCACCGCGCGCACCGTCGTTCGCTGGGGGAGCTCATCCTTCAGGTCCACCATGAGGGTGGCGGCCGAAACCGGCTGCGGGGTCCATGTCGGGTCCTTGACAAGCATCGCGGTCTCCCGCTCCACCTTGCCCATCCAGGCGTGGCCCCGCGGGCGAGGCGTCATGATGTACCGGTACACCGGGCCAACCAGAGGGTCCTCCTCAGTGGCCCGCTCGGCCCTCGCGGACTGCATGACCTGCTCTTCCTCGTCGCTGAGCCACGTGGACTCCCCGCGCTTGAACAGCACGACAGCCTCGGCCCAGATCTGGTCGCGGCGCTCGGGGGTGAGGAACGCCGTGGGGATGGTCTCCACGATCCGCACGGGCCAGTACCGGCGGTTCCCCTCCTCGTTGGCAAGGAAGTCCTCGTGGTTCGTGGTGCCCCACACCACGAAGCGGCGGGCCATCGTGCGCGACGTGCGCCCGTACTTCGGCCGCCACGTGTCCGAGCGGGCGGTGAGGAATCGCTTCAGCGCGTCCCCATACCGGGAGCCGCTGCGAGTGACCGCGAACCCCTCGTCGGCCTCAACAATCCATGCCTTGTGACACGGGTCGAACAGGTCCGCGTCTCCGCCGAGGATGTCAGGCAGTGGTGCCGCCCACGGGCCGGCGAGCCAGCGCACCCACGACGTCTTGCGCGTGCCCTGCGGGCCAACGAGGACCAGCGAGGAGTCCACCTGCCACCCGGGCCGGTACGCGCGGGCCACGGCCGCCACGCATGCCCGCATCACGGCCCGTGACGCCCAGCGGCGCTCATCCTCGTCGTCGCGGTCCACGCCCGGCAGCACCTCTTGGAGCGTGGCGGCGCCACCAGACAAGCGCGGCACGCCGTCCCACTCCAGCCGGTCCAGGTATGAGGTCAGCGGGTCGATCTCCCGACCGGGCTGAGAGGCGGAGAGGCTGAGCAGCTCCCTCACCGTGGAGATCGACGGCACGTCCCCGCCGTAGTGCTTGCCGAGGTACTGCTGCACCGCGGCCTCGTCCTCGTCCTGATCGGGGTACAGGCCCAGGCGCCGGGCCTCCTGCTCGAACAGCTCGGACTCACTGGCCCACTCTGGCTTGACCCTCCAACCCGGTCGGCGCCCCATCGCGGAGATGGCCCTGGAGGCGAGCATCGGGTCCATGTCCACGAGCGTCTGGCGGTCCTTGGCGTCGGTGAGCGCCCGCTTGCCCGTCTTGGGGTTGCGGGGGCTGAGCGCCGCCTCGCACGCCTCGATGGTCAGCGGGCCGTCCGGCTGGGGGCCGGCGTCGAAGGTGGCGGCGGCCATCTCCTCGGCGACGGCGGGAATCTGCGCTGCGTCCACGCCCATCAGCGCCCGGGAGCGGCGCTCGGCCGGGGGCTTGTCCTGGTCGTCCTGGGCACTGCCGGTCTGAAGGCCGTGGCGCCACTCGGCCACCAGGTCGAACACGCTCATGGTCTGCCCGTGGGTCGGCGAGGTGCCGGCGTGGTCGAACCACAGCGTGCGATCCTCGTTGACCGGGGTGAGCCCTGGCTGAGTCTGAGTGGAGTCGATGTGGATGAAACCATTCCCGCAGGGGCGGTAGGGGAGCTGGAACTCCTCGACGGCCTCCTCCATTGAATAGGTCCGGTTGAATGCGCCGGCAGCACCGGGGAGCTGAAGCGGGTCCCGGCGGGTGCGGTGCTTCGGTGAATCGGAATTAGCGGGGGCCTGATTGAACATCGGGGTGGAGTTGAGAACTGAATCCACCTCGATAGGGTCGCCATTAATGCGGTGTACCTCGACCCCGAACAGCTCGGCGTTCGAACCCGGGATGATGTGTGGGAGGAAAAAGCGGTGGCACCCCGCCATGGCGGACGGGTCGACAATTACGCCGAGCTTCTCCGCCGCCCATTTCACGAGGGTCGGATAAGCGCCGGGGTGAACAGGGCGATCAATGGCGATGATGACCCGGAGCCGAGGGCGCTCGGCGGTGTGGGATGCGGTCGTGTGGACAACGGAGTCCCACCCCTGCCGGCGGAGCCGCTCAGGCACGTCATGCGGCACGTCCTGGTCCAGGTCGAGCACGACGGCGGTGTGCTCGACGACGTTCTCCGCCGTTGCGCGGGGGGCCCTCAGCGTCCCCACGAACACGCCGGGGACGGACCGAGGGTCCTTCTCCAAGACGGGGGCGGAGGCTGCGAGGTCGGTGAAAGTGTCTAGGGTCCACTCCTTCTGGCGGTAGTCCCCGCTCGCGAGGGGGGAGGCCAGGGACACTGGAATGGTGATGGCGGTCACGATTTATCTCTCTCTAGGTTGTGGTCGGGGGTCCGTCACCCATCAAGGCGGGGCGGAGCGGCTTGGCCCGGACGCTACCATGATGGTGGGGAACCTTGCAAGGGGAAACGTTGCAACGACGCGGCGCTACTAGGTTGACTAGGTAAATGGGGCGAAATCGGTGAAACTTTGCGCGCCGTCAGGTAACGATTCGTTACCCTCGTGTCCCAGGTCATATGACCGAGCGGATATATCGGCGTCGTGATCTACCCAACCGGGCGGAAGCGTGTCCGCTGGGCCCGAGATGGCGCGATTTCGCGCACCTAGCACGAACCTAGTGGACCCGGAATCGGCGGAATGACGCCAAAAAGTCCCCCCTTCTACTAACTACTACCTTCTTTCTATAGAGAGTAGAGAGAGAGAGTAAAGGAATGGTAAAGAAAAAGGGGGAGAGAACTATACGCGGGCGCGCGCGAGGCAGCGGCTTGTGACTGGGGTCACGCTGCACCGGGGCCGGCCCCCGCCAACGGTCGTGGGGGCGACCCACGTGGCGCGGACCACACTTGCGCGCTCAGCGCCCCATCGAGTACGCTGGAGCCATGACGCCGACCATGCCGCCCACGAGATGCACCCAGCCGGGGTGCACGCGCTTGACCCCCTCCGGCGCATCGAGGTGCCCCACCCACGCCAGCCGGACCCCCTCGGCACACACCCGGTGGCTCCAAGCCCACCCCTCCCACCGAGCCCCCTGGGCCTCCCTGCGTACCCGGACCCTCCAGGCACACCCCTCCTGCCAGTGGCCGGGCTGCACCGCCCCGAGCACCGAGGTGGACCACATCGTGGAGATCGCCGACGGGGGCGCATTCCTCGACGAGGGAAATGTTCAGGCTCTTTGCCGTGAGCACCACGAGCGCAAGACAGCAATCGCAGCTGCGAATCGAAAAGCGAATAGCACTCGGCTCCGCAAGGCGAAGGGCAAAGCCGTTAAGCGCAAGCCGCGCATTCCACGCGACGCGACTTGGGTCGAGTAAAGCCTCAACAATCGAGGCACACACAAAATCAAAAAAATACAAAACTGATTCAACGTGGAGTCGAGAAACCGAAACGGCGACGAAGCCGAACGGGGGATTGAAAAAGCCGGAGGGGCGTTCCACAAAAACAAAACACGCCGCCAGGGGGGCGCGCCCGTCATTCCAAGCCAAAAACTCGGCATTCGGCCCCTCTTGCGCACGGGCGCGAGGCGTGCTAGGCTGATCCCACCGCCGGGCGCAGACCCACATCGAGGATCGAAGCTTGCACTACGGGGTAGCGTCCGGCGGCTCCCTACCGATCAGATTCCGAGGAGCCGACGATGAGCCGCAAAGCCGGTCAGAGCGTGAGTGACGCCCGCCTTCCGCGTGGGCTCCGGCTCGTGGACGACTCGGTGCCGGAGAAGGCCACGATGCACACCGCGGCGGCGTTGCCGCGGGACGCCGATCGGCTCGCGCCCCCCTCGACGCTGAGGGCGGACCTGCACCCCCTGTGGGACGAGATCACGGGCTCGCTCCACGCGAGCGGCCTCCTGGCCGCCGCGGACACCACGATGGTGGCACTCCTGGTTCAAGAGCTAGAGCTCTACACAATCGCGGTTGGCACCGCCCGCGCAGAGGGCGTGATCCTCTACAGCGAGAAGGGCACCCCGGTCGCCAACCCGGCGTTTTCCATCGCCTCGACTCACGCCCGCGTAATCGAGGGGCTGTGCAAGACGATGGGCCTTACCTTCGTGGCCCGTGCGGCGATGGACGCACCAGAGTCTGTGAAGGCGAAGGCCGGCAACCCGTTCGCCGTCTAGCCTGAACCCATGCCAGCCGTTACAACTTCAGACCGCGCACGCGCCCACGGGCTGTCTCCAGAGGTCCGCTGGTACTGCGAGAGCCGCGGCTACGAGGTCCCCGAGTGGACGAAGCCGCTGTGGCGCACGCCCGAGCCCGGCGAGGAACATGGTGCCCGCTTCGATCCCGTCCGCGTTGACCGTGTGATCGCTGCGCTGCGGGCGCTGCGGCACACGCAGGGCGAATGGGCTGGCAAGCCGCTGGAGCCGTCCCCGTGGCAGGTGGCCTACGTCCTGGCACCGATCTTCGGGTGGGTGATCGAGGACGCCGACGGCAAGACCGTCCGGTGGTACCGCGACGCCTGGGTAGAGGTCCCCCGCAAGAACGGGAAGACCACCCTGAGCGCCGCCATCATGGTCTACCTGGCTTTCGCCGACGGTGAGGGTGGCGCACAGGTACTCCTTGCAGCTGGCTCGAAGGATCAGGCCCGGCTCGCTTACGACCCGATCGCGCTCGCTGTCGGCGCATCGCCGCAGATGGCTGACGCCGGCGTGCGCGCCTGGAAGTCGAAGATCATCCGCGCGGCCGACGGCGCCGTCATCAAGCCCGTCGCCAGCGTCGGGGACACGCTTCAGGGGACGAACCCGCACGGCTACCTGGCCGACGAGATGCATGTCCACAAGGACCTCGACCTGATCCAGTCGCTCGAGACCGGCACCGGCGCCCGCCGTCAGCCGCTCGGCTTCGTCATCACGACGGCGGACGCCGGCGGAACCATGACGCCCTACGCCGTCCGCAGATCGAGGGCAGAAAGCGACTGCCGCGGCGAGCCGTCTCGGCGCTACGTTGTGATCTTCGCCGCCCCGCGTGGCGCGGACCCGTTCGACGAGGAGACGTGGAAGCGGGCGAACCCCGGCTACGGCGTCTCCCCGACGCGCGAGTCGATGCGTGCTGCGGCCGAGGAGGCCAAGACCGGCCCCGAAGAGCGCGCGGCGTTCGAGCGTCTACGGCTCAACCGCCGCCTGAAGCAGTCGGCGAGGTACATCGACCTGCCCAAATGGGACCGGAGCGCCCCGACCCCGTTCAGGACGCTTCAGGACCTGGCCGGGCGCCCGGTCGTGGGTGGGTTGGACCTGGCGAGCGTCTCGGACCTCGCGGCGCTGTGCTGGCTGACCCCGCGACAGCCGGGGGACCCGAAGGGGACGCCGCTGTGGTCGGCTGTGTGGCGCACGTGGACCCCGGAGGAGAACCTCAGGGCGCTGGACAAGCGCACGCTCGGAGCCGCCTCGCGGTGGGTGGAGCAGGGCCTGCTCGAGCTCACGCCGGGTGACGTGCTGGACTACGACGTCGTGCAGCGACGCATCGAGGAGGACGACCGCGACATGCAGGTCGAGGCGATCGGCTTCGACCCATGGTCGGCCACACAGCTCTCGACGTCGCTCTACGGTCAGGGGCTCCCCATGGTCAAGGTTCGGCAGGGGTACGCGTCGATGAGCGCCCCGCTGAAGCGGATGAAGGCGCTGGTCTACATGCGGGACCTCGGACACGACAACCCAATCGCGGACTGGTGCATCGACAACCTCGCCGTTGCCCGCGACCCGTCGGGCAACGTGAAACCCGACAAGGCGAAGTCCGGCGAGAAAATTGACCTGGTGGCCGCATTAGTGACCGCGATGAGCCAGGCGATGATCTTCGACGCCGAGAGGGAGGCTCAGGCCGCCAGCGAGGAGCACGGCGCCGGCTTCCTGGTGTGATTCACCGTAGGATTGACACATGACACCAACCCGCATGACCGTTGCGCTGACTGACGACACGCAGTTGTCAGTCCGAATCCGACCGATAAGTCTTCTTCTGTGGCGCGTTAAGCGCGTGCTCCGGCTGGAGGCTGAGCTGGATGGGGAGCAATTGACCATGTGGGTGCCTTGGAGAAGCGTGCTGGCCGTCGCCATCGCGCCGGAGGAGGAGAGCGACTGATGGCACTGACGGCGAAGGGCGGGGCACTCGCCCGTCTGACGGTGGCCGACCCCCCGATCACGCTCCGCAGTGTGCGCGGACGCTCCGCAACTGCGGGGTCTGTGGCCGGGATGAGCATCCGCGGCGTGTGGGAGAGCCAGCCGAGCGTGCGCAAGGTCGTGTCGTTCATGGCGAGCACGGTCGCAGCGCTCCCGTGGCGCGTCTACCGCGCCGAGGACGGGGGCCGGGAGCGGCTGTACGACTCCCCGGCCGAGACTCTTGTGCGCAGGCCCACACGGTTCACATCTTCTGCGGACCTTGTGTCCGGTCTTGCCCTCGACTGGCTGCTGTACGGCTCGGCCTGCGCGGTGCTCGTCGACGAGGAGATCGTCCGCGTCCCCGCGCCGTTGCTCATGCTCAGCACTGACGTGTTCGGCCGGGTGAACGACGTCGCCACGGTCGCCGGCGGGGAGACGGTCAGCCTGTCTGACCTCCCCGTGGCGCTCATGCACGGCTGGGACCCGGACGGCTCCGGCGCGGTCGCCCCTGTGCGCACGCTGCGCGCCCTGCTGGCCGAGCTCAGCGAGGCGGAGGGGTGGCGCCGCCGCATGTGGACTGATGTCCCGCGCGTGTCCGCTCAGGTGACCCGCCCCAAGGACGCCCCGCGCTGGTCGGATGAGAAGCGTGAGCGCTTCCTTCAGGCCATGGCGGACTTCAAGTCCTCGACGTCGGGCGGCTCCATCCCGGTGATGGAGGACGGCATGAAGCTGGAGAGCGCGCCGCAGGTGCAGCCCGACCTCTCCAGCGCATCGAGCGTCCGCACCCTGACCGACATCGAGGTCGCCGGCTACTTCGGCGTCCCGCCTGAGTTGCTCGGAATGCGCGAAGCGAACTATGGCGGCTACGCGGCCCTGCGCCGTGACCTGTACACCCGCGTGCTCGGGCCGCTCATCGGCCGCATCGAGGATGCGCTGAACGCTGAGATCGTCCCCGCGCTCGCCGGCGGCGACACCTCCGTCTACGGCGTGCTCGACCGCACGGAGGCCCAGGACGGCACGCTGCTTGAGCGCGTCCAGGCGCTCCAGTCCGCCACCGGCGGCCCCGTGATGACGCGCGCCGAGGCCCGAGAGCGCCTCGACCTGCCCTACCTCGAGGGCACGGAGGAGCTCATCGTCCCGCTGAACGTCATCCAGGGCGGCCAGGCCAGCCCCACGGACTCCGGCTCGCAGAACCTCAACGGCTCGGACACGAACCAGCTCGACCACCGGCAGCAGGACGGGGCCGCTGAGGAGGGGAAGTCTCTGGTCCCAAAAGCGCGCATGGTCTTGAAGGCTGTGACTTCAAGACCGTCACCTTCGATTCTGGAGCAGATGCGCCGGGCCTACGTCGATGAGCTTCAGCGCGAGGGGCTGAGTGAGGCCGCCGTCGAAGCCCTGGCAGACCGCATCGAGCCGTTCCTCGCCGAGCAGGCCATCGAGGCCGCCAACGGCGTGATTCTCCGCTCGGGAACTGGCACGGAGACAATCGGACGCGGCGCGATTCGGAACTACATCCGGCAGATGGCCGAGGGCAAGGCCGACGCCGCCGTCGATGCTGCGATGCGTCTCCTCGGCGCCGTGTCGGGAGATGACGCGGCGCAGGACACGGCTAGGGAGACCATCGAGGACATCCTCTCGGAGGACCGTCTTGGACTGTGGGCCGACGCCTCGACGAAGGACGCCACGGGCTTCGGCTCCCAGGAGGGGGCTCGCCGCTCCGGCGCCGTGAAGAAGATGTGGGTCCACAACGGGTCGAGCCATCCGAGGGCCGAGCACGCCGCGATGAACGGCGAGACGGTGGACATGGACGACACGTTCTCCAACGGGATGCGCTGGCCCCACGACTGGGGTGGTGGGGACGCCGACGACATCGTGGGCTGCAACTGCGACATCGCTTACGTGTGGTGAACCGTAGGCTTAGACCATGAAGCGAACCGTTCAGAAGCACGCCCGCGCTTGTATCACCGTGGGTACAAGCAAGGCCGCGGCCGGCCGACGTCGTGAGGACGAGAAGCCCGAGGACGAGAAGCCCGAGGACGAGAAGCCCGAGGACGAGAAGCCCGAGGATGAGAAGCCCGAGGACGAGAAGCCCGAGGACGAGAAGCCTGAACGCAAGTCGGAGCCCGGCACCTTCACGGCCCTCGTCGCCGTCTTCGGCAACGTGGACTCCGACGGAGAGGTGACCGAAAAGGGCGCCTTCACCGAGGCGCTCGCCGAGCGCCCCACGGTGCCCATCATGTGGAGCCACGGCTACGGCACCTCCGACATCGTGGGCTACTCGACTAAGGCAGAGGAGACCGACGAGGGGCTGTTGCTGGAGTGGAAGGCGCTCGACACCGAGATCGGCCGCTCTGTCGCCGAGCTTCTCGAGGTCGGAGCCATCACCGACTTCTCGTACTCCGCGATCGTCGAGGACTACACCGTGGAGAAGTCCGACGACGGCGAAATCCGCCACCTCACTAAACTGGACCTGTGGGAGGCCGGGCCGTGTCTGCGCGGTGCGAATCCTCTCGCCAAGCTGAAGTCTCAGGACGCACCTGAGACTGACGACGCCGCGCAGCGGACCGCCCGTGCCCGGCTGGCCCTCCTGGGCCTCTGACCACCGAAAGGAATGCACCGTATGAGCACTCGTGAGGAGCTGCTTCAGGAGGCCGGCGAGCTGCGCGCCAAGAGCGAGCTGACCGAGGCCGACCTCGCCCGCGTTGACGAGATCGTGGACTCCGTTGCCAAGATGGACGCGCAGGCCGCCGCCCGCAAGGCCGCCTCCGACAAGCTGGCCGCCATTGCCGAGCGTGCCCCCAAGGCGGCCAAGGCCGTCTCCGACGTCGTTGAGGTCGTCGGCAAGACCGCAGGTGAGCGCTTCGTCCTGTCCCCCGAGTGGCAGGCGTTCAAGAGCCGCTTCTCCTCCGGCTTCTCCAGCGCCACCGATCAGGTTGACCTCGTGGTCCGCGACCTGGTGGGCAAGGCCGACGTGGCCCACCGCGGCACCGCCACCACCGGTGGCTCCGCCTTCCACCTGGGCTCTCCGGTTGACGACGAGGTGCGCGCCCAGTACGGCCCGCTGCTGTCGGCCATCACCACCGGCACCACCGATGCCGCGGTGATCCCCTACCGCGCCCTGACCGCCGTCACCCCTGGCCCCGACATCAAGGCCGAGGCCAAGGCGGACAACGGCACCGGCGCTGCCGGCGGCGTCTTCCCGCTGACCACCATCGCCACCCGCGCCGACACGGCCACCACGACCACCATCGGCGAGGCTCTGCCGGTCACTGACGAGGAGCTCGCGGACGACTCCGTGATGGTCACCCTCGTCGGCGAGGTCCTCATGGCCCTGGTCATGCAGAAGATCGAGGGTGAGATCGTCTCCGGTACCGCTACAGGTGACCGCCCGCGCGGCATCATTGGTGCCCCCGGTGTGCGCACTCAGGCGAAGGTCGGCACCGGCAACGACGCCATCTTCAACACCCTGCGCAAGGCGCTGACCGCGCTCGGTGACTCCGCTCAGGGCGCCCAGATTGTCCTCAACCCCGAGGACCTGGAGTCCGTGGACCTTGCCGCGGACAAGAACGGCCGCTACCTCGGCGCCGGCCCGTTCGGCTCCCTGAACCTCCAGCTGTGGGGCCACAAGGTCATTGCCTCGACCGCTGTCGCCAAGGGCACCGCCATTGTGGGTGACCTGAAGGCTTATGAGCTGTACTGGCGCGAGCAGTACGTCGCTCAGGTCTTCAACCAGCACAGCGACTACGCCCTCCGTGGCCTGTCGCTGCTGCGCGGTAAGTCCCGCGTGATCGGCGTGTTCCGCCGCCGCAAGGACGTGTGCGTGGCGACCATCGCCTGACGCACCTTGACGCCGAGGCCCCCGGTTGATCCCGATAGCGATCCCGGGGGCTTCGTGCTATGCGCCACACTTGACAACAGATCATTCGGCGACGTAGTGTGTGAACACACCAACCACCGAAGGGATCAACAATGAGCCTCGTCCGCAGCATCGCCTCCGCCGTCTCGATTGTGACGCTCGTCCTCGCCGCCATCTTCGCCGGCATGTACCTGCTCGGTGTCGGACAGCCCGACGACACCGAGCTGATCACCCCTCAGGACGGCTTCACCAGCGTGTCCGTCCCCGCCCAGGAGGGTCAGCTGCGCGTGGATGAGCGACTCGTTGCCCCCGCTGCAGAAGCTCCGTCGTTCGCCTGAGGAGGCACACCATGCAGACCACGCGCTACCAGATGTTCCAGGATGGCTCAATCGCCACCGTCACCACCCGGATCGCCCGCCAGGGAATCACGGTCGAGACTGAGGAGGCGTACCCGGTCCGAATGGGCCAGGACCCTGAGTCGGTTCTCCCCTACGAGAGTCTCAAGATGGTCGCCGAGAACGTCGTGGATGAGCTCGCTGCGGTTCGGGAGGCGCTCATGCGCTGCGGGTACGCCTCCTCCTGCGCCATCCCGAACACGCTGACCGTGTGCATCCCTGGGGGCACCTTCCCGCGCGTCGCCACCGTCTACGGAGACCCCGAGGGTGTCGGCATCTCGGGCCAGATGGCGGAGCCCTTGTCCCGCATTCTGGCTGCAGAGGGGGTTAACGTCAACGTAGACTGAGCCCATGGCCGCACACCTCTGCTCTATTGCCGCGCTCGCGCGCTCGCTCGGAAAGTCAGAACAGGACCCGAACCTGATCTACGCCGTCGAGCGTGCGAGCGCGCGTTTTCGTTCCGCCGTCGGCCACAATGTCACCAAGGAGACCAAGACCCTGGTTCTGGACCCGCCGGCGGGGGAGACGCTGCTTCTACCAGTCAAGGGCGTCTCAGCGCTCACCGTGAAGCTTGGTGGCATCCCGCTGGAGCACGTGACGTACTCCCCGCGCACGGGAGCACTGCGCCGCCACGGCGGCTGGGGCACCGAGCTGGGCACCATCGAGGTCACGTACACCGCTGGCACCGACGAGGTTCCTGACGACGTTGCGGATGCGGTGGCGGAGCAGGCCGCGAGCATCTACGCCACGCTCGCCACGCCCGGCGTTCAGCAGATCAGCCAGGGCGTCCGGTCCATCACCTTCGGCACGGCGTCCACCGTCGGCACCACACAGCGGTGGTCCGAGGCCGTGGAGCGGCACCGCATCGACGGGCAGGGCATCCTGTGAGCGTGTGGTCAACCCTTTTCGGGTCCGAGATTCTCACCGTCACCGAGCCGTCGGAGACCGAGGACGCCCACGGCGCCCCGCGCCGGGAGTACCCGGCGGCCAACGCCCGCCAGATCATGGGTGTCGACGTTCAGGCCGGCCCCACAGGCGAGAACAACTCTCACCGCGATGGTGAGTCGTGGGACCAAGTTGCCTACGTTGACGCGGCTGCGGCGGCCACGATCTCGAAGCACGCTCGCATCGACTGGCGTGGCAAGTCGTACCGGCTCGTCGGCCCTGTGCGCGTCATGACTGGCGCCGCACTGCTCCCGGATGCCGCGGTGCTCAACCTTCGTCGCTGGGAGGGCTGATGGGCTTCTCACGAATTGAGTTCCACTACGACGGGTTCAATGAGCTCCGCAAGTCATATCAGGATGAGATCGACTCCTTCGGCGAGAGCGCAGCGGCCAGCGCCAACGCGATGGCGAGCCTGGGCGACAGTGACGAGGCCCGGGGTGGGCAGAGGGAAGCCAGGGAAGAGCCGTTCGCCTACCAGTCGAAGCCGAATGCCACGCGCGCCCGAGGCATCGTGAAGACTGCCACCTACTACGGCCGCCTTGTGCAGGCGCGCGATGATGTCCTTACCCGAGCAGTTCTAGGAGGCTGACCATGGCGCAGCTGATTCTCACCAAGGACCCTCTGCCGGCGCTCATCGCCGCACTCCGAAGCGAGTGCGCGAAGGCGGTGGGCGCCCCTGTCAAGGTCTCCTCGATCCTGGCCAAGGACCCGGGCGCTGGGAACACGATCCACGTGTACGTTGCCGGCGGCTACCCGAAGACCATGGTGTCGTCCGCGGCAACGGTGCTTATGCACTGCTACGCCAAGGATGGCCCGTCGGCTCAGCGGTTGGCCGCCGCCGCCGCCGCCGTCGTGGCTCTTGATCGGCAGGAGTGGCACTCGGGGCGCGTGCAGAGCGGTCCCTATGACAACCCGCACCCCGATTACCCTCACCTGCACCGCTACTCGGTTCAGGTGGAGGTCACCACGGAGTCTGAGCGCCTCGACGTAGACTAGAGCCAAGCCCGCCCAAGGTGCGGGGACCCCGCACTACAAGGAGGACTGAATGCCCGTCAACGGCAAGAGCGATGCCTCGAACGTCATCGCACCCAAGCCGATGTCCGTCATCGGCGGTGTGTTCGTGTGCACCACCGAGGACGCCAAGAAGATCACCGCCCACGTTGACCTTTCCAATGCCCCGACTGGGGTGACGCTGGAGGCCATTGGTTATTTGACGGATGCCGGCCCGAAGCGCTCCATCTCCAACTCCACCTCGAAGGTGAAGGCGTGGGGCGGCGACGTCATTCTGTCCACCCGCGAGGGTGCCGAGGCGACAGTCGAGATTCCGGTCGCCGAGTACCTGAACATCACCGGCCACAAGCTCGTCTACGGCGACGCCAACGTCACCAAGACGGGCAAGAGCATCAACATCGTCGGCAAGCTCAACGAGATTCCGCCCCACCGCGGAATCGTGGTCATCGTCAACACCGACGTTGCCAAGGGCACCATCGTCTACGACGACGCCCAGGCCGTTATCGATGGTGATGTCGAGATGAACGGCAAGGACATCATGGCCAACACCCTGAAGCTCGACCTGTTCCCGGTAGACGGGGCGTTCTACCGCGAGTTCTGGGTCAAGAACTGACACACCCAAACGCCAACCGAGAGGACCACACAATGACCAAGCCCGCCGCCGGCGCCTTCCTCGTCCCGGGAGCCAAGGCTGACAAGGCTGAGAACCGCTTCATCTTCCGCCTCCCCGGCGAGAAGGAGGACCGGTCGATGCCGCTCTTGAAGCACATCAAGGCGTCTTACCGCCGTCGCCTCTCAGATGTGTCTCGCCGCCTGAAGGATGAGAACTCCTCTGAGGACGCTCAGGCGCTCTCCCGCCTCGAGGCCGAGGCCATCCAGTTCGAGATCATTGAGGACTGCTGCCCCGGCCTGACCGACGTCGTTTCCAGCGACCAGCTCGAGGCGATCATCACCGCTTGGGGAGAGGCATCCGGTACCTCAGTGGGGGAATCCTCGGCCTCCTGACGGAGGCCTACCGCTACGAGAACGCGGTGAGGTCTGACTTGCTTGGGAGGGGGCGGTCACTCGACGACGTGTGGAGTGGCCGCCTCTCCTGGCGGGACCTCAAGGCATATCTCGCCAGCCCGCCGATGGGCTCATGCCTGGCCGTGGCCCGCGGAACGTGGTCGCCGAATGAGCACATGCAGTCGCTCATCGTGCACCTGCTGCGCGTCCTGTCCTGGCAGATCGCCGGCGACAAGCGCGTGGACTCACCCGAGTACATGCCAGTGACCAACCTGATCCGCCCGCCAGAGAACGACACAGACAGTGCCACGCCGTATGGCGAGGGCACCTCGATTGACGAGATGCGACTCATCCTGAACCTACCGGAGGACATCGATGGCTGACGGACCTAAGCTCGCAACTGCGTATTACGAGCTCATCGCCGCCGCGCCTGGCGCGGAGAAGCAGATCGCAGACATCGTCCTCCCGGCCGCCGCTGGTGCAGGGTCCGAGGCGGGCAAGGCCGCTGGCGAGGCCATCGGCGCCGGCGGCGCAGACGGCGGGTCGAAGTTCGGCGGCCTCTTCGGGGAGAACCTGAAGGCGGCGATCAATCCCACACTGATCGCTGCCGCGCTTGGCGCCGCCGCCGTTGGCGTGGGCAAGGCCCTGTACGACATCGGGGCCGAGTTCGACGGGATGTCCGACACCATTCGAGCGGGCACCGGAGCCACGGGGGAGGCGCTGGAGAGTCTGGAGAAGAGCGCCCAGAAGGTCGCCACGACGGTGCCGACATCCTTCGAGGACGCAGGCCAGACGGTCGCGGACCTGAACACTCGACTGGGCTTGACTGGTGATGAGCTTGAGACAGTAGCCTCGCAGGTCATCGCAGCTGGTGACCTCTTCGGCGAGAAGCTCGACATCAACAAGCTCTCCTCTGCGATGTCCGCCTTCGCCATCCCGGCCACGGAGACGTCTGAGGTGATGGATGAGCTGTTCCGTATCAGCCAGGCCACCGGCGTGTCGATGAATACGCTGGCCGAGTCGTCTGCGAAGGCTGCACCCACGCTCGGCAACCTTGGCTTCGACATCGAGGATGTCGCCACTCTGGTCGGTCGTCTCGACAAGGCGGGGCTCAACTCAACGGCCACCATCCAGGCCATGGGGAAGGGCATGGTCTCGCTGGCTAAGGACGGCGAGGCGCCCAAGGACGCATTCAACCGCGTCATCGGGGAGATCGACAACCTGGTCAAGTCAGGTGACGAGGCCGCAGCGCTCACTCAGGCCGGCAAGATTTTCGGAACCAAGGGCGCGCCCCAGTTCCTCGAGGCGCTGAAGTCCGGTGCGTTCGACCTGAACACCCTTCGAGAGTCCATCGGCGCCACGGGTGACACCATCCTCGGCGTCCAGGCGGACACCGCCGACGGCCCCGAGAAGTTCCAGATCGCGGTGAACAAGGCCAAGCTCGCGCTACAGCCGCTCGCTGCGACGGTCTTCGACGGCGTGGCTCAGGCTCTCGACTGGATCACGCCGAAGATGGAGGCGTTCATCGCCTGGGCGCAGGAGAACCCCGAGCTCATCAAGGGGATCGCTATCGCGCTCGGCGTTCTGTCCGCGGCGATCTTCGTCGCGGCCGCCGCGCAGTGGGTGATGAACAGCGCCCTGCTGGCGTCCCCGATCACCTGGATCATCATCGGCATCGGGGCGATCATCGCCGCCATCGTCCTGCTCGTCGCCAACTGGGACTCCGTTTGGCCGGTTCTGGTCGGCGCCTGGGATGCCATCGTGGCGGCGTGGAACGTCGCGTGGGAGTGGATCAAGGGATTCTTCTCCGGCCTGTGGGAGAGCGTCACGACGTTCGTCTCTGGCATCCCAGAGGCGATCATGAACTTCCTGTCCGGGGCATGGGACACCATCACGGGGTTCTTCTCCCAGATGTGGGAGGGGTTCGTCACCTTCATCACCGGCATCCCCGACATGATTATGAACGGCCTGGGGACGATATGGGACCTGCTCGGCCAGACGTGGTCGGCGTCCTGGGAGGCCATCAAGGCCATCCTCTACGGCGCCCTCGTGGGTCTCCTGTTCATCCTCATCGGTATTCCGCAGATCGCGTGGAAGTTCCTCACCGAGCTGTGGAACGACCTGCCGGCGATCTGGGCCGCGGTATGGAACGGAATCACGACGTTCTTCTCCAACGTGTGGAACGGTCTGGTGAACACCGTCAAGTCCGTAGGGTCCGCGGCTGTCAACTTCGCCGTGAGCATGTGGAACGCCATCCCGGGCGTGTGGAACTCCATCTGGAACGGCATCACATCGTTCTTCTCCAACGCCTGGCATGGGCTCTTGAGCACGGCCAGCAGTATCGGGTCCAGCATCGTCAACTTCGTCTCCAACCTGTGGAACTCGATCCCGGGGCTGTGGAACTCGGCGTGGAACGGGATCAAGAGCCTCGTGACCAGCGCCATGACGGGGATGTGGAACGGAGTCAAGGAGATCGGCTCCAGCATGCTCGACTGGTTCCGCCAGCTCCCACAGAACATCATCAACATGTTCAGCAACGCCGGGAACTGGCTGGTCAACGCTGGAAAGAACATCATCAACGGGTTCCTGAACGGGCTGAAGTCCGCATTCACTCAGGTCCAGGACTGGGTCGGTGGCATCGGTGACTGGATCGCCGAGCACAAGGGCCCGCGGGCCTACGACCTCAGGCTGCTGGTCCCGGCCGGTGGCTGGATCATGGATGGTCTTCAGACCGGTCTGAAGGGCGCCATGCCCGAGCTGGAGCGGACGATGCGGGACATCACCAACGGGGTCAAAGTCGGGTTCGAGGACCCGGCCGCGCGCACGGCCTGGAAGGTCAGTCGAGGCTTCAACCCTGACGTCGAGCTAGGTGCTGTGGCACCCGGGGGCGTCGCCCCCACGATCAACATCACGAACAACTACCCGCAGAAGCAGGAGGACTGGAAGACAAGGAACGACGTCGCGCAGGGCATCGCCCTGGCCCTGTCCTAATAGACTGGGGTCATGCCCAACGACACGTACTCAATTGATGGCGTCCCGCTGGATGATCCGGCGGGACGCTGGCGACTCACGGAGAAGACCGAGCTCCCACAGTGGGGGTCGATGGTCTCTCCCAGCGTCAAGGTGCCTCGCTACGACGGCGTGCTCGCGCTCGCCCCGATGGCGGCCGGCGTCTCCACGGTGAAGCTGGAGCTGCTCATCCTCGCAGCCCACCAGACCGCTGGGCTGCGTACCCTGCGCCACATCACGGGCGCTCGGTCGCTGCACACCATGGGCTGGACCCGCCGCGACGGTGAAGAGCTTGAGGCGCTGGTGCGCGTGTCGAGTTCGGTGTCTGCAAAGCCCAAGGGCATCGACGGCGACCTGCTGGTCTCCTTCACCCTCGAGGCCGTCAACGGCGAGTGGCGACGGAAGACAGCCGAGCGCGTTGACACGGTGACGAACGGCCGCAAGTCCTTCCCGATCATCTCTGGCAAGGATGCCATCGCCACCCACATCGCGGTCAAGGCCGACACCGACGGTGGCGCCGTCGAAGTTCGGGACACCATCGGTGGGTCGGTCCTGAGCGTTGGCCGCGTGCCGAGCCAGCAGTGGCTCGTCATCAACACCGAGGAGTGGGACGTCCGCACCGTGCCGCAGGGGCGGGAGCGGACCGCCGGGGAGGACGACCCCAGCACCATGCCGGTGGCACAGAGGTCGGTGCCTACGCTGTCGATCTCACCCGGCGGGTTCCGCCTCATGCAGCGGGACAACGGCGATGGCGTCATCGAGGTCAACGGCGGTTCCGCGATCCTGTGGTGGAGGGGGGCGTACTGATGGTGAGCACCGGAAGGCCGAAGATGATGCTGCGCGCCGTCGCCTACGGCGCCTACGGCGGGGACCGCATCGGGGTGCTGCACCACGCGACGAAGATCAGCCTGACCACCTCCATCTCAGGGGTTCCGACGCTGAAGCTCACCCACACTGAGGAACCGAACCCGGCACTGGAGGAGGAGAACGAGGTCGCCGTTGAGGTGACCTTCGACGGGGGGCGAACCTGGTCCGAGCCCGCCGGCGGGCGGTTCCTCATCCGCAAGGCCACGTGGAACCTCCTGTCCGACGGCACGAAGTCCCGCACGATCGACTGCGTGCACATCAGCGCCCGGCTGAAGCAGGCCCTCGTCTGGGAGGAGAACTTCCGGCTGCGCAAGGACCCCAACAAGCCCGCGCAGGGGAACTCCACCACAGACGTCCCGGCAGACCTGGTGATACAGACCTGGCTGAAGGCCCAAGATCGTGGGTGGGGGCGCGGGCTCACCTTTAAGGGGGCACCTGCGGCCGACGCCAACGGAAACGCTTGGACCAAGTACCCATCAGTCAAGGGCATGGAGGTGAAGTGGACCTCCACACTCTGGTCCCTGCTCGAGAGCTTCCAGAAGATCGGGGCGCTCCAGCCCCGCTGGGAGGGCCGTCAGCTCGTCCTGGTGCCTCCGGTGAACAAGCCGCTGGAGTCACTGCACCCGAAGCGCTGGCCGGCCGGGCGAACCAGCGGGGGAACCAACTCCTTGTCGTGGGCAGACATTGCCACCGCAGTCCACGTCCTCGGGAAGGATGGCGTCCGGTTCAAGGTGCCGGTGCCGACGGACCCCAACTTCGACCCCCGCGAGGGGCGGGAGATTTCCCTGGAGGCCAACTGGGTCGAGACTCAGAGCGACGCCGCGACGGCCGCCCAGGAGGCGCTCCTGGAGAGGTCCCGCCCCAAGGAGGAGATCGTCAGGGACTGGCAGGCGGACCAGCCCGGGTGCTTCCTGCCCTGGGTGGACTACAACGTCGGGGACTGGTTCTGGGTCGAGCACGCCGCAGGTCGGGACCAGTGGCTCCGTGTCAGTCAGATTCAGGTTGACTACGCGGAGGGCCGGTGCTCCGGCTCGACGATCTTCGGGACCATGATCGCCAACGCGCAGACGCGGCTCGCCCAGGAGGTCGCAGCGTCGAAGCTCTCCACGGGGACGGCAGCGGCGTCAACGGCGGAGCCGGTCCGATCCCGGTCCACTCAGAACAAGGTCGCGCAGACGCCGGCGGTGATCCGGTCCAACACGCTGGAGGTGAAGGGCACGGTCACGGACACCGGGTCCGGGCTCGAGACCCTGGTGGAGATGTCGTGGCCAGCCCCGAAGCTCGATGCCAATGGGGTCGAGCTGAAGGACAAGATCGTCGAGTACCGCGTGCGCATCGCCCGCGTGCGCAACTTCGAGGTGAATGGGACCAAGGAGTGGCTCGAGGAGACTCAGCTTGTCACCACGGCGAACAAGGTCGCGTGGGGGAGCGCGGAGCTCGGCGTCCGGTATCTGTTCTGGGTTCAGGCACGTACCGACAAGCGCATCCCGAGTGACTGGGACGAGTCTGGGCGGATGCTCCGGCTGGAGTGGACTCAGCCGCCGACACCAGAAGCATCCAGGCCGACTGTCCGGTCCCAGATGGGAGTTGCCACGGTCTTCTTCAACGGGACGACGGCGAATCGACAGCCGGCTCCGTGGTGGGCGAACCGCTGGCAGGTGTCGATCCACCTAGCCAACACGGCTGAGCCGCCCACCGGGTGGCGGCCGACGGGCAGTGTCTACGACAAGAGCGTCACGGAGGCTCAGGCGGCGCTGGACCCGGGGGAGAAGTACAACTTCCGGGTGCGCCTGCTCGCGCAGGACGGTAAGCCTGGGCCCTGGTCACGGCCGTTCCCGCACACCGTGGCTTCGGCGATTGACACCGAGGCGCTGGTGAAGAAGCTCACCGGCTCACAACAGCTCATCGACGGCGCCAAGGCCGCTATCGACAAGGACCTGCGGGCGATCCGTGAGGCGCAGGAGAGGCTCGCAGGGGCGATGTGGGGCGGGCAGTACCCACCCGACGAGGGCACGCCGGGGGAGTCGCTGTGGCTCGACCCGTTTGGTGACGTCTACCGGATGAAGAGCCACTACTGACCGATACGCTAGAAGCACCTACTGACAGGAGGAACCATGACCAACTCCGCTGTGACCGACGTCCAGTGGTCCCCCAACTACTCCAGCGGCCGCCCCTACGGCGACGTTGACTCCATCACGATCCACCACTGGGGCGTCGATGGGCAGTCTCACCAGAACGTGGTGAACTACCTCTGCCGTGAGGACGGCAACTCCAGCGCTCACTACGTCGCCTCAGCCGGCCGCGTGACTCAGCTGGTCCACGACTACGACCGCGCGTGGCACGCAGGCCCCGGCGGCAACCCCCGCTCCATCGGCATCGAGTGCCGGCCGGAGATGACCGACGGCGACGTGGCGACCGTGATCGGCCTGATCCAGGCGATCCGCGCCGAGCACGGCCCGCTCCCCATCGTGGGCCACCGCGATTGGATGAACACGGACTGCCCCGGCCGTTGGTACTCGCACCTGTCCGAGCTGTCCAACGGCTCGGGCTTCGCAGCCGCGCAGTCCCCTGCGCCGGTGAAGGACGTGAACCCCTACACAGGCAAGTGGAACAAGTCCGACGGCCAGGGCGAGCTCCGGTGCACCGGTGTCTTCGGCATGGCGACCATCGGCCGGCTTCAGCAGGTCATGGGCACCACGGTTGACGGTGTGCTTGACGAGGACGGCTCTCCCGCCATCGAGCGGTTCCAGGCGTTCCTCAACTCGGCCGTGCCGGCGGACACTCAGATCGCGCTGAACGACGCCCCGGCGCTGGAGACCGACGGCATCCTGGGGCCGAACACCTGGCGGACGTTCCAGTACCTCGTGATCGCCTGGCACCGCGAGTACTTGCCTGCTGGCTGGGACTTCACCGACTGGGTTGACGGCGAGCCCGGCACCGCCACGATTGGGGCGCTCCAGCGGGCGCTGAACAACTCCAAGTCCGGGTCTGGCAAGCTCTGGTGACCCGGTAGCCTTGTCTGTATGGCTGATACAGACAAGACACCCGAAGCGCCGTCCGCCATCGAGGTGGGCGGCGCTTCTGTACCTTCGCAGATCACGATCAACATCGGTGGCGCTTCGTCCGCCCCGGCCCCGCAGAAGCCGGTGGACCTGAGCGGCTACGTCCGCAAGGAGGATCTCCCGGCTGCACCGGACCTCAGCGGCTATGTCCGCAAGGAGGAACTCCCGGCTGCACCGGACCTCAGCGGCCTGGTGCGGAGGACCGAGCTCGACGAGACGCTGAAGGGCTTCACCAAGGCGTCCCAGACGGCCGCGATTGCCGACTCCATCCGGGCCACCCGAGCCAAGGCGGAGTCAACGGCGGCGACGGCGGAGGGGGTCGCCAAGGACATCGCCGCCACGCACGCCGCGGTGGTGGACCTGACCCGGCAGCCTCGCATCGTACGCCTCGACACGGGGGCTCCGGTGCCAGCCGGCACACCCCGCGGCGCCCTGATCTTCCGCACGGACAAGCCGCTGTCCTCCTCGGACCGGGAGTTCCCCCCGCTGAACGAGTGGTCACTGCTCAACGTCACGGCCGAGCCAGACGGATACCACCTTCCCGGCGTCGGAGGCACCATCGTCCCGAAGGTGGACCAGATGAAGCCCTCCGACGGCCAGTGGGAGATCACGCTCACGTACTCGTGGCACGGCAACTTCGGCGAGCCGGAGATGACGTCCTATGTGTACAACGGCCGAACGTTCGAGGAGTTCGGAGTCACCAAGCTGGATCAGGGAGCCAAGCTGGCTGACTGGACGCTGAAGGCCGGAGACCGGGTGACCGCGAAGCTGACGGTGACGCCCCGCGAGGATGGGAACGCGACGTCGCTGTGGGCGCCCTGGATCGAGGCGCCGGCGAACGGCTTCGTGGTCCACGACGTCACGGTGCGCCGGGTGGCCTAGACTGGGGCCATGGCCACACGATCGATCACTTTCATCTCGCCTGCGGCGGGCTGGGTTCAGGTCTCTCCTGTCCTGCCCGCCGCAGGCGGCGTTGACGTTACGAACCTCCCCGATGTAGCTCTCCGTGAGACGCCTGGGCGAGGCACCTACTTCATCACCTGGGACGATGAGGGCTGGCGCGACTGGTCTGCCTCGGGTGCTGTCAGCGATGGCGGCTCGGTGCAGACCACCAGCGACCTGACTCCCGCCGGCATTCAGGCGATGCTTGAAGCCTCGGCCGCGGGGACCTCCGCGAAGCCGAGCGGCGGGGCTGGCTCTCCCGGTCCAGCGGGGCCTCCTGGGCGCCCCGGTGATGCGGGCCCGAGCAACCTGATGGTGCTGGAGAAGACTCAGCCCGTCCCGCCCGGAACGCCGGCTAACACAGTCCTGGTTCGGAAGGCGGTCTAATGGCAGACTCCGTTCTTCCCGCATTCGGGAGCTGGTGGCAGTCAGCCAGCCGCATCGTGGCAGACGGCACCATGCTCCCCGCGGGCGCCTCCTCGACGCCTTATGACAGCAACGCCGTCCCGGTTGGGTCGAAGCGGTGGAGTGTCGAGCTGACGTACACCACCACCACTGCGGCGACTCTCTCGATCCGGCACAGCCACTTCAACGCCGGCAAGTCGAAGGTCAGGCAGACGGTGATTGACGACTTCCCGCTCTCGGTGGGCCGCCTCGTCACGCGCCGTATCGACTTCCTCCTGTCTGACACGGATCAGCCGAACTGGCTTCCGTCGCTCGCCGCGGTCGGTGGCGATATCACGATCAATGCGGTCAGCGTCTACGAGACTCCGGCGCCTGCGGGCCCCACCATCACGGTGTGGGACGGCCGCAAGGAGGTCCAGGCCACGATCTCGGTGTGGGACGGCCGCAAGGAGGTCGCCTGCAGCGTTGAGGTCTTCACCGGCTAGACTGGTCCTCAGCCCGCAAGGCCGAATGGAGGAATCATGCCTGGAAAGCACTCATCTGGTAAGTTCACCTTCACCGCGGATCAGCGCAAGGCCGCCTATGGCGTCATCGCAGCTGTCTTCTCCCTGGCGGTCGCCTATGGCGTCATCACGGCGGAGAACGCGGATGCAGTCATGCGCGCCCTGGGGCAGCTCGCTCCGGTCGCCGTTGCACTGTTTGCCCGCCACCACGTCGAGACCGAGTGAGTCCTTGGTAGGATGATCTCGTGCCCCTCTCGGGGGTCGGGTTGGGATGCGAATCGCCCTCATCGCTTAGCGGTGGGGGCGATTCGCTACGATTGGGGTTATGAACGACCAGCCCAAGATTGACGCCGCCGACATCATCAACCGCCTCTCCGCTGAGCTCTCGGCCATGACCACGCGGGCCGTGCTCGCGGAGTCGCGTGTCGCCGAGCTGGAGCGCGAGCAGGCTGAAGGCGGCGCTGAGTCCTAATGGCGAAGCTGCAGACATCCCCTAAGGGGAGCGTGTGGGCCGAGGTCGAGGACGACCCGGCCCTCTCCTCTGCGGCCAAGCTGGCGATCGCCACGCTTCAGGCCGCGGGGAAACTGCCCGTCGGGACGAACCGCATCATTGACTCCGGCGCCCTACAAGACCCGGCTGCACAGACCATCGCGGCCGGCGTGGGGCGCTTCCTGAAGATCGAGGCCAACCAGATCATCGCCAGCAACGCCAACTTCGACGAGGCGGTGGCGAAGAAGCTGTGGTCGCAGATCGTCACGGCCAAGGAAGGCACCTTCGACAAGATCAAGGCGAACATGCTCGCCGTCGGGGCGCTCGACGGCCAGATCATCACGGGTGCCACAGTGCAGACCTCGGGGTCTGGCCGCGGCCGGGTGGTGCTGGACTCGAACGGCCTCCGGCTTGTCAGCGCAGACGGGTCAACCGACAAGTTCCGCATCGATGCCTCCACTGGAGACATCGACATCACCGGCCGCCTCATGTCGAAGGACGATTGGTCCTTCGCCCGGTTGTCGGACATCTCGTCAACAGACCCCAGCGGTCCCGTTCGGTATGGCATGGGGCTAGTCTTTAACCGGTCTGTGGCGCCACTGCGCTACCCCGGCGGGATCATGCTCAAGCAGAATGAGCGGGGGGAGCTCCAGACCATCATCGCGCCGCCGGCATCTAACTTCGATGTGTCCGGCCACTTCACGGTCGGGAACAGGGAGATCGGGTGGGGCGGAAATGCGGCGGCCTTCCGGGTCAACGGCGGGGCTATCGACTTCCAGGTGAACGGCCGCACGCTGGAGATGTACATCGGTCAGGCTGGAATCTCCTTCCAGAACGCACTCAACAACACCCGGATCGTGGCCCAGGGCCAGCGAAATGAGGCGTTCTTCTTCGCCGGCGACCGGTACACCACGGACAACGGCGTGCTCGCCGGCTGGGACCACTGGCGCATCTCCAGCGTCGGGGGCGGCCGCAACCTGGGGTTCGCCTCGGGGAGCAACGCTGGTACGTACATGTGGTCGAAAGCCAATGGCAACTACGCCTGCATCAACGGGGACGGATTCTTCACCACGGGGAAGACCAAGAGGTTCTCCATGCACGTCCCCAAGATGTCTGAAGAGCGGGGTGGCGCCATGCTTCAGCATATGGCAACCGAGTCCCCCTTCGATGGCATCGAGTACTGGAACGTCGTCGAGCTCGACTCGAATGGGGAGGCATCCTGGGTCTTGCCGGATTACGTGCCCGCGATCGCGTCTCGGCGCGCCCCGTGGTGCGTGTTCTCGTCCTCTGACCGAGGCGCGTCTAGTGCCAGGCTGGAGCGTGGGGAGGACCGGTTCATCGCCCACGTGACCGGTGAGCCCGGCGCGTCGGTGTCGGTGCTCGTGAAGGGCGCTCGAATCATCGAGATCGAGGGCGCCGCGGGCGGGACTTGCAAGTGGCAGGACTTCGGTGACGGCGAAGCGCCGTGGTACACCCTGGACCTGGGGGTGGAGGGCGCGGGCCCCCACAAGAGTGGAGAGATCATCTGGTGAGGACGATATGGACCTGATTGAAATCACGCCACACGTGGTTCCCCTGCTCACCGCGATTGTGGCGGCTGCAGCCGCGATGGGGGGCGCGTCCCTGACTCGCAGGACTCAGCGAGAGGCGAGCAAGGTACAGATTCTTGACATCACGGTGCAGCACCTCGCCGACCGGGTTGAGGCACTGGAGAAGTCGGTCGCCGTCGCGGAGTCCCGCCGTGACGAGGCTGTGGAGTCGGAGCGGGAGGCGCACGCGGTGAAGTGGATAGCCATCGACTACGCCGGCCGACTACTCCGGTGGGCCCGAGCTCGAACGGATGACGTCCCCCCTGATCCGCCGGTCGAGATCGAGAAGCACCTGTGAGACGAAGACCCGCTGCACCATCACGGTGCAGCGGGTCTTCGTCTTCCCGGGGTGTCAGTCATGGGCCGGGGGCTCAGCGGAGAGGTAGACGGTGTGGGCCTCACGGTAGCGGGGGTGGCTGGGGTCCCAGTAGGCGCGCTTGGGCAGGGGGCGGGGCTTGCCGCGCAGCGCCCGGACGATGTTGAGGATGACACCAGCGACGGCGGCGATGACGAAGGCGGTGATGGCGAGGAAGATGAGGGCGAGGAGGATCATTGGTCTGTGCCTTTCGGGGTTGGGTCAGCGGTTGTTCTTGAGCCGGCGGGCGAGCCAGGCGCTCAGGATGAGGGTGGAGATCAGGGTCCCGAGGGCGAACACCTGAGTGATCGCGGTGGGGGCGGCGGCTAGAAGCAGGATGGCGACGCAGAGCGCGAGGCCCGCGATCCAGCCGGCGAGGCTGGTGCCGAGGATGAAGTCGGCGTCCTGGTTCATGACGTCGCGGTCGAGGTCGTTGGTGTTCACAGCTTGGTGTCCTTTCTCTGGATGAACATGCCTGAGTCGATGTCGATGAGGAGGCTGGCGAAGTAGTCGTACCCGTCGTAGGTGAGATCGGGGATGACGCCGTGGGCGACGATCTCGCCGTCGGTGCGGATGCTGAAGGCAACGGAGTCGTTGTCCAGCACCTCGGCGTAGAACACGGAGCGGCTGAGCTGGTTCGGCTTGATACCGACCACGTGCCCGCCCTCGCGGACCAGATGGCCTTCGTACCTGAGGGCCATGTCCATCGACTGCATGATCTGGAGCGTGTCGTTTGCCATGGCTCAACCATATGCACGAGCACGGCGGCCACACAAGTTATGTGGCCGCCGTGCTTACGTGATGCTTGTCACCAGAGGCGCCAAGCCAGCGCGTCCCCTCCCTTCACCTCGAAGCTCAGGACGCTTGACGCTGTTGAGTCGCCGGAGATGTTCGTCCACCAGTCCGACCCACGGTCCGCGCTCGGGCAGGAGATCACCCACCGGCCGTCCCCGACCTGGCTCACGCCGAAGTTGTGCCAGTGCCCGTGAACCAGCACATGGGCACGTTCTAGGCCACTCCTGCGGCCGAACGCCTGGCCCCTGAACCAGTCACCCACCTTGGACTGCCGACCCGCCAGATGGCCGTGTGTGAAGCCCACAGCGGTGCCCCCGACGTCCACGGTCACAGACTCCTCGTGGGGCAGTGGCCGAGCGAACTCGACGTGCTCGAATCCGGGTCGGCCGGCCACGACGTCCTCGACGTTCTCCGAGATCATCAGCCCGAAGTCGTCGAACGGCGCGTTGGCCTGCTTGCCCTTTCCAAGCCCGGTCCGGACCTGGCAGTGGTTGGACGGAACAGCGACGTAGACGAGACGGCCACAGAACGGAGCGAGCTCGGCCACCGTCTCAGCGAGGATGCGCTGTGCGACCCTGATCTGTGTGGTGAGCGCGATGTCGTTCGTCTGGGCCTGGCTGGACACGTTCCAGAACCCCTCCGTGACGTCCCCGACGTCGGCCAGCACGAGGGTGGACAAACCGCCTTCCAGGATCGACGCCTTGAACGACCGCACGGCGCTGCGGACGCGGGCGATCGTCTCGGCCGTCCCGCCTCGGGAGCCCACCTTGCCGATCTGGAGATCAGCCAGGCAGAGCACAGCGTGCTTCTCGGGTGCGAGCGGGTCCCGCTCCCACACCTCAGGCTCTCGGTCAAACACCGGCAGCAGGTCGTCGTAGGACAACGACTTGGCCTCGGCCATCTCGGCGGCGCCCGGCTTCCACGTGATCTTCTCGTAGGAACCGTCGGGTAGGCGGATCGTCTTCCCGCGCTGCACGATGGCGTCCACGGGGACGTCGTTGAAGAACGCGTCGTGCCCCTGGTCGGGGGCGCCGCGGCGCTTCAGCTTGGCCCGGTGCCGGCGCACCGATGCCTCAGAGGTGCTGAACTCGTCCGCGATCTCTTGGTTGGTCCGCTGCCGCTCGCGGGGAAGCAGGTCATTGGCGATGATCGCCTCGTCAAGCGGGGTCAATGGGCGACCCCCGCGATCTCCCGCAGCTCCGCCGGGCGGTAGCCGCTCAGCGTGCGGACAAGAGCGCCTGAGTCGTCCCGCACCTCAACCAACGGCGCGCTGGTCATACCGAGCGCCTTAGCGTTGCTGAGCGCCAGAGCGGACTCAGGGCTTCCGTCGGTTAGAGAGCGCTCATCGTAGGCAAGGCCTAGCTTGTCGATCATCTTCATAGTGAGTCGGCAGGGCTGGCAATTGGGCTGGTGAAAAACGGTGATGTGCTTCATGTCTTCTGAGGTTAGTCGTGCTTGCCGGCAATCTTGCAGATTCCCCGGACAAGCTTGGTGGTTGCGTCAGACAGCCGGGTGTGGAACCGGGCTACCCCGATCTCCCGCCCCCGGTCGAGGACGATGATGGCGTTACGCGCCCGGTTGTAGTCGAGGGACACCTCGCGGCTGATCGCTTCAGCTCCGCAGCCCTCGGCGGAGCCCCCCATCGCTTCGGCGATGCGAGCTCGCAGGGCCCCGGGCAGGAGTCCCGCGTCGGCAAGGGCGAGAACCTCACCGATGGTCCACTCAGGCCGTCGGGCCAGGCGCTCGGACAGGTTCCCCGCCTTGGCGCCGAGCGGGTCCGCGATCCGCTTCATGTCCCGCAGGTAGTACTGCCCCCGGTGGTATGCGAGGTCCTCTAGGTGGTCGCAGATTTCTGAGGTGGCGCGCGCGTCCTGCTCGACGGCGCTGGGGCTGAGTCGGCGTCTCACTGGGAAACCACCTCCGCGAAGTCCCGCGCGAACCAGTCCGCCGCCTTGCTCGCGAGGCCACCACGCCCCGTTCGGGAGTAAGCGTGAATGCGACCCGACTCCGTGGTGGTCCGGCCAGTCGGTGACCACTCAATCGCTCGCAAGGTCCAGTGTCCGCGGTTATCCACGCCGAAGCTCTTCGAGGTGCGCGTCGCCCCTCTCTTCTCGTCAAAGAAGACGCAAACGCTCTTCGGCGTGACTCGGATGTCCTTGACGTGGGCAGGGAGCACGGCTCGGAGTGCCCGCTCCATCTCCTTGGCAAAGTCCTCGATGACGATGGTTTGTGTCGCCATTGGGTTCCTCCTTGGTTGGGTTGTATTGGGCATATCATGCGCAGATGTTCTGCGACTAGTCAAGTTCATCCGCGTCCGTGAGCTTCCTGTAACGGTCCACGACGCCGCCGGCAGCGCGCAGGTGCAGGCCCGGCGCCCACGGCAGGTCGGAGCTCATGATGTCCCGAACCTTGTGGAACGCCTCGATGCCGGCGGAGGACGGCTTTCCGGCCGCGTAGTCCCACCACTCAGCAGGCCCCTTTATGAGCACCTCATCGTGGACGTGGGCCACGATCTCGAACCCCGCGCGATCGAGCCGCACCATTGCAGATGCCAGGCAGTCGCGGGCCACGGCCTGCACGAGGTTCTCCGTCAGGCGACCGCCGAACGTCTCGACGGCGATGCCGCGGCGCGCGTCCCAGAACGCCACGGACGGGCGGCCCCAGCGGTCCTGCGTCGCACGGATGCCTCGGTAGATCAGGGTTCGGCCGCTCGGCAGCAGCATCCTGCGGAAGGCTCGGCCGAAAGAGTCCTGCCCGGCGACGATGCGCTCCCCGCCAGTTCGGAACTCGCGGCCGAGCTGGTCCCACAGCGCCGTGATGTGGGGGTTCGCTCGGCGCCATGCGTCCACCTGGGCCTGAAGCGCCTCGTCGCTCGGGCCGTCGCCTGCGAACACGCGCAGACCGTTCGGACCCGCGCCGTAGCCGCAGCCGAGCAGGGCCGTCTTACCCTCCTGGCGAGTCATCTCGTGGCCGACGGCGGAGCTCATGCGCGATGCCGTCTCGACGTAGAGGTCACGCTTGGCCTCGTAGGCGTCTAGCACCCATTGCTCGCCGGCGAGCCAGGCAAGCACGATAGCCTCGATGGAGGTGTAGTCGCAGACGATCAGGGGGCCGGCAATGACCGAGCGCACGCACGCCGCAACCTCGACCGGGGTTACCAGCTCGCCGAGCAGGCACTTGTCGAGCACGTCGTCAACCGTCTCTCCCTCGGGCAGATGCTCCCGGGGGAGGTTCTGCGGCTGGAAGCCGCTCCCGCTCCAGCGGCCGGTGTGGGCGCCGAGGTAGCGGAGAGTCCCACGCGCTCGGTTGCCGGCGCCCCGTCGCAGCTCGGCCGCCGCGAGCTTCTTCCCCGCGACGCGGGCGGACGCCACTCGCAACTCAGCGACGCGACGCACCTCGGCCGGTAGCGACTCGTCCGCGGCCAGGCGCTCAACGGTCTCTCGGCGTAGATCGGGGAGGTTGATCCCCTTCGACGCGAACCACGTGCACAGCTGGGCGGTGCTGTTCGGGTTGGCGAGGCCGGTGATGCTCTTCAACTCCTCCGCCTGTCGGCTCACGTTGTCGTCCTCGCAGCGCTGAAGGGCGTGCAGCAGCTCGACATCGAGGGGGAGGCCGGCATCCGTGATCTTCTCGGCGGTGAGCTCGACGGCGCGCTCCAACGCCGAGGGGGACAGGTCGATAGCCTGCCACTCGCGCTCCAGCGCGCGGTGCGCCTGCCGGAGGACCTCGACGTCCTGGATGCCGTAGGCGCGGAACTCAGTCCAGCGCTCGGGGTCATCGCTCGGCATGCGTCGGCCGCCGCGGAACGTCTTGGTCGCCGGCTGCGGCTTGGCGAAGCGGTTAATGAGGAGCGTCCCGGCCGTGTCCTTGTCCTCACACTTCAGCGCCTTGGCGAGGCTCTTCAGCGAGCTGGGGAGGCCGAGGAGGTACGCCCAGTGCATGGTGTCGATCCACTCGGCGGGGTCGAGGTAGTTGCCAGTGGCGCGTCCGTGGGTGTACGCGCTGACCTGGATTCGGTCGAACGCAGCGTTGTGAGCGACCTTGGTAACCGCAGGGTCCTGGATGAGGCCCAGGAACTCACCCCACAGCTCGGGGTCATGGCCCTCGGTGGTGGGCCCCTCGGTGATCTTCACAGGCTTGTCGTCGAGCGCCCACATCGCGAGGGTGATGCAGGCTTCAGGGCTCTCAGCGTAGCGGTGCGCGCCGGCCGAGATATCGATGTCGGAGTAGGTCTCAGTGTCTAGGTAAAGGGTTGGCATGGCTATAGAATATGACGAAGCCCCCGGTGTCCGCAAGTTCTGCGGCCCGGGGGCTTCGTCACTCACTCATCCCCTAGTCTCTTCAGTTCCCTGTTGATGTACCACCTCGCTTTCTTCAGGTCCTCGATGGTCTTCATCGCGTCCTTGCGCCCTGCTCGGGCGATGTACTTGACCGCGTTCCCGCGGTTGAAGTTCAGGTTCTCCGTGATGTCGATGACCTCGGCGCCGTTGGACCATCCCTCGGCGTAGTGGCTGGGGTGGTTCACCGAGTCACGTGCGTCTCGGCCCATCGTCTCGCCCCCTCTGTCGTGTCGATTGTGGTGACTGGGTGGCCCATGGCCTCGAGGTGCCGGTGGACCATCTTCTGCGACTCCCTTGGCACCTCGCCAGGGGCCTTGAGCTCGACTAGCCTCGTCTCCCCATTCGGGAGGAGGATCAGCCGGTCGGGGAGCCCCCTCATCGTGGGGGCTAGCTTGATCGCTAGACCCCCGCGGGCGCTGACCGCTGCGACCAGCGCCCGCTCAACTGGGGTCTCGGGCCTCACATCAGACCCGCGAGGGGGTCCTCGTCAGCGGCCGGCTGACTGGCGGACGGCTGGGCGGGGCCGAACAGGCTCTCTGCCGAGGCGGCTCCCCCGCCGAAGCGCTCACCACCACCGAGGATCTGGACCATCTGGAGCCCGAAGGAGACCCCCTTGGACCCATCCACCTCGTAGGCGAAGGCACGAACCGCGACGCGGGCCTTCTGGCCGCCGTATACCTCCTCGGCGATCTGCTCGTCGGAGAACGGGAGGAGGTCCGTGCCCACGATCGGCACTCGGCGGATCGAGGAGGCGTTGAAGGTGATGTGCCCGGCCTGCTCCTCGTAGTCGCTGTTGTCCCCGTCCTTCAGCGGGGTACGCAGGCTCTTCGGGACCTTGGTGCCCCACTTCTCGGCGGCGGCCTCGCGGACGGCGCCCTTCAGGGCCTCGATGGTGGTGGTGTCACTCTTGGGGACCATGACGGCGGTGGAGACCTTGGGCTTGCTGTTGCCGTTGCGGGCCTCCAGCTCCGCCAGGTGGGGCCAGGACAGGGTTGCAGGGCCAGTGGTGACGTCGACGCTCATGCGTTTTCCTCTCGGGTTTGGTTGGTGTTGGGGCGACGGCGGGCGAACTTGCCCGCCCAGCGCATCGCTGTCTGCGTGGTGACTCCGACCTCTCGGGCGATCATGGGCCACGGGAGGCCCAGCTTGTGGAGCCGGTTGAGCGCCCGGCGGCGCTCGGTGGTGAAGCGGGAGAGACTCGTCTCCTGCTTCTCGATCAGGTTGCGGAGGTTGTCCACCTCCTTGCGGATATCGTCGTCCATGGCTCAAATATATGCGAGGTCATCCGAATCGGTCAAGTTGACACCCCCGTGTTCCTCATCACTCAGGCCGAGCGTGGTGAACACCGTCCGCTGGATGTCCGCCTTGCGGCCCAGCGCGTCCCAGATCGCGGAAGCGATAGACGGCTCTCCGCGGCCGTACACCGGCACGTTGAACTGGCAGGACACACTCTCCGCCGTCTGGCCTGGCCGGGCGAGTCGGGCGTTAGCCTGCTCCCACAGCTCCAGCGACCACGGCAAGCAGGACCACACCAGCGACTCACCCCCGAACTGGAGGTTGAGCCCGTGACCCGCTGACGCCGGGTGGGCGATAAGCACGTCAAGGTTGCCGGCGTTGAACGCCGCGCGGTCCTCGGCGCGCTTGGCCGAGCCGATGCGCATCTCCCGCAGCTGAGCCCGCAAGTACGGTTCCTCGTGCCTGAACCACGTCATCACCAGAACGCCGCGGCCAGTGACCTTCAGGCGAGCGCGCACGGCCGAGGCCGTGTAGTCCAGAGCCGGCCGAATGCGGTCCACCTGAACCAGCTCGGGCTCAGCATCGGGGTCGAGCGGCGGCCGATACCAGATCGCCCCAGTGGTGAGCTGGTGCATCAGGTTCGCCACGGCACCCGGCCCCGACGTGTAGACCTCGCGCCCGTCGGGCAGGTGCGTCACGCCGTCGGCGAGCAGCTCCCTGCTCATGCGGACCGCCTCGCACCCCATGGTCGGGGTGAGCGCCTGGTAGGCCACCCCGGGAAGCACGAGCCCCTCGCCGGCCTCGGCGTATCGCATCACGTCGGACGCCTTGAGGATAAGCCGCCGCATCGCCCCGGGGCGCGGCTCGCGGCCGACTCGGGCGCCTGTGGGGATCATCCGCCCCTCGGTGAGGTACTCGTCGCGGGCACGGGTGACCGTCTTGCCAAGGCGCTCCCCACCGTCGAGCATCCGCACCAGCGACCACACCCCGATCGGATCATGGCCTGGGGTGCCGGTCAGCAACCACAGACGGTCGGCCGCCGAGGCCAGCTCCCGCAGCGCTCGGGCACGCTGGGACTCACCCCGGCTCGCCGAGGGGGTCATGTACCCGCTGGCCTCATCGACCACTACCGTTCTCCACGTGGTGTCGCTGAGCACGGCATCCCGGATCGAGGCGCTGGAGAGCACCACGACGTCGGCCAGCGTGTCGTCCAGAGCGGCGCGGCGCTTCGACGCTGGCGTGCGCGGGGCGGCCTCTACGACGAGCGGGATGCTGCGGCGCTCGGCCTCGTCAGACCACGTGGACTCACTGACCGTCGGGGGTGCCAGGACGAGGGCTGGGAAGGAGTCAGCGGGCAGGTCCGCGAGCGCCCGCAGCGTCGTCCACGTCTTTCCGGTGCCCATGCCCGCGATGAGGAGACCCCTCGGGTGGCTGACGAGCCATTCCCGGGAGGTCTCCTGCTCCGGTGTGAGGGCCGCTGTCACAGCGGTAGACCCCTCCGCACGAGGCATGCGACCATGCCGAGGTTCAGCACGTCATCACCGTCGGGCAGGCCGTCGGTGCGGTGGGCGAAGTCGTCGAGGCACAGCAGCAGCTCATCGGCGCTGGCCGTCTCTCCGGCCGCGCAGCACTCGTAGGCAACGCGGGCCGGCTCGCCCTGGGCGCCGATGGGGTCTCCGAGGCTGCGGTCGATCTCGCGGCACAGCACGAGGGCCGACTCGCAGACCGATGCGACGCGCTCAGCGCTCGCCGGCGCCGCCCCCTGGTCGAGGGCGAAGTGCAGCGAGGACGTCAGCGCCCGCGCCTTCTGCGCCGCGCGCATGTGGCCATAGGGGATGCTTGCCAGCTCAGCGGCGGATGCCCGCTGAACCATCTCAAATGTTGGGTTGCTCATGTGCCTAAGCATAGAATCGGCTCCCCGCCTTGTCAAGAGGGGAGCCGATTCAGTTCCTATTGGGTCAGTGGTTGCGGCGGTTGCGGACGAGGAGTCCCGCGCCGACCAGGGCCGCGGCCGTGAGCAGTGCTCCGCCGGCCGCGATTCCGGTGTGGGCGAGCTGTGGGGTCTCGGCCGAGGGGGTCGGGGTGGGCTCGGGCTTCTTGGGCTCGACCGAGGGGGTGGGCTCGGGCTTCTTGGGCTCGACCGAGG